CTTTTCTTGATTCAACTTTTTCCGTAAGCATTCTTACTTGAATTTGCATTTGTGGGTTTTGCATTGCTTGTGGATTTTGTTGCATCTGTTGTAATTGTTGAATTTCATTTCTAAATTCTATTTCAACCTGTTCTTGTGACATTAAAGAAATGTGTTCAAAACAATTTTTCTCTAGAGAAGCCATAATCACAGGAGCATTTCTTGCCATATTAGTTGCCATAAAATTTAAATGTGCAGTTATATGTGCTCTATGATCTTGTCCTGGGAAAGCTTGGAATGGTTTCCCTGCGAGAGCATCAATGTGTTCTAGCGCAGGGTCCTTTGGTGTGGGTTGATCTGGTTTTATTAAAATTCTATCGATATCTCTAATACCTAATGCTGAATACATAGTTCTATAAACTTCATACATGTTATGGATTCCAGGATTAGCCATTGCAAGTTGTAGTTCTGTTTGTGCAATAGATATTCTTTGTGTTTGTGAAAATATATTTGGATCAGCAACTGGAATGATATCTACTTTATCATCAAAATCTGCTTGTTTAATTGTTCTTTGTCCACCAACAACATCATATGGATATTCTGGAGGTAAATATAATTTAAATACGTTTGCTAATAATTTAAATTCTTCTTTCATTGAGGCATATATTCTTTTGTGAATTGCAGACATTGTTCTGCTTCCTCTTTCCAGCAAAGCCACGGTCGTGCCCACTGCTGCTTGCTGATTCCCATCCCCTACTTGCATGTCCGCTATCGAAGCAAAGCGTTGACCTGCTTGAACCACGACCCCCATTAAAGCTAATAAAGTTTGCGAAGGTTCTTTGTATGGTAAAGTCATAAATGCATCTTTTAAATTTCCTCCAGGTGCATCTACGTCTCTCCATTCACCCGGTTGAATAGATTGAGCATCATCTCTAATTCTAATTCCTCTTTGTTTAAATCCTGCTGGTAAATTAGATAATGTTCCTGCATCTAATAATTGTCTTAATGCTTGAGTTGCAGTACGTGACAATCCACCAATCATTTGGATTAGACCATTACCATAGAAACCAAATCCTGGTAAAAATTTAAAGTGTACAAAGTAATTAATTTTTTTCTTTAATGGATCCGCTTGATTATAATTTCTTCTAATAGATAAAACTTCTCTAGATCCTTCTTCAATAGTTACAATATATGGAAGTTTAATTCCTGTGGGCTCACCAGTCTGTGGATTCATATCTTCAAATCCTTCCAGATCTAAATTAACATGGCATTCATAAAGTGTAAAAACATCTTCATTTTGACCACTCATAGTTACACCTTCTAATTGTCTTTCTTTAGATTTAACATCGCCGTCTTGTGTTAAATCATCAGAAGCTTCTAATTCTATATCTCTATAAAAACCTGATATCTGTTGTTTACGTAATTCATTTTCTGAAATTTTAATTACATGAACAACTGCTTCTGCATCATCAATACTATTTGCTGTGTATGGAACAACAATGTCTTGAGCTTGAATAAATTTTGATACTGCTCTTCCAAGTATTTCATCGTAATAAACTTTTTTAAAAGTAGATCCTGATAATGGTAAATAAAATAACATTTGATCAAATTCAGGTTCATATTCTTTCATGATATCCATGATTTGATAATTCATAAATTCAGAAACTCTATCTGCTTGATCTTGAATCTCTGGTGTGTCTAATCCAATTACTTGAGTTCGCACCGGTCCTTCTGCGGGTAATAATTCTTTATAAGCTAATGCTTGAAATTGTGTAACTGCTTCTGCTAATACTGGATGTGTTGCACTTGATGCACCTTGAAATGGTTCTGTTCTTGATTCGTATTTAAATCCTAATAAATCTAATCCTTGAGTATAAGCTTTTTCCCAATCAGCTCTTGAGTCTTTGTATGATTGTGTATCTTGATAAAGTTCTGAACCTAATCTTCCAAGTTCTTGTTCATCAATAACTTCGGCAAGGTTTGCTCCAAACTCTGTACCTGCTGATAAATTTTTCTTTGGATCAAAATTTATATCAACACTACCATCTTCATTTTCTGTAAGTTCAGTCGGTCCTGCAGGAGTTTCCTCAACAGATTGTGCAATCTGTTCTACTTCTAGTTCTCCAGGTGTTAACTGATCAGCTACGTTTGGTAGCGACTTGTCTATTTCTGCCATTTGTAATTTTCTCCGATTTTATTGTTGTAACAGTATTATACTTAATATTCAAGCCCTGTGGATTTGGCCCTCTTAAAGGTGGTATTGTTGTTGTTAATTTTTTAGGTTTAATCATTAGGATAATACTTGTAATCGGGATAATTATCTGGAACATATTCTTCAGGGTTTTTTTCAATATCTGCAGTAGCTGCTCTTTTTTCTTGAGCTACTTTTTTGTTTATTCCCTTTCCTTCAGTTGCATATGATTTTAATCCACTGATATCAGATTTAAGATCTATTATTTTATAGTAAGTATCTTCTGCATCAAATTCAATATTTCCATCCCAATCAACTACGCGTGGACCCGATTCTGTTGTTGTAAAACGATATCCTTTAGTTTTATCTGGTGCAAGATGAAATGATTTACCATCTGGGTTCTGTACAGCTTTTCGTTCTCGATATAATTCTAATACCACTGGTTGATCTGCAACATTAGTTGAACTATTATATTCAATAGACATTCTATCTGATCTTGGATCTATAGTTAATGTAGCTGTTTGAACATCACCTGTTTCAGGGTTTTTAAATTGAACTTCTTTTTTAATAATACTTGATTCTTTTGGCATTTTTATTTCAGTTCCTTCTTTAAGGATTTTTGTCATTAAACCTTCCATCCAAGATGGGGCAGTTGTACCTTTTGTTACTTCTGCAATTATAGAAGGTTTAGCTACGCTTCCTAATTTTAATAATCCTAATTTTCCTAACCCTAAAAGTCCAGCACCTGCTATTCCTAATTTTAAAACGTCTCTTCTTCCTGGATCAGTTGGAGATTGATCTTGTAATAATGGATCTATAGGAATTAATTTATTTGGATCTTCGGGTCCATCTTTAAAACCAACTCTACCTCCTACCGCTAAATTTAATATTCCATCACTTGGACCTCTATCATATTCATTAGGCATAACAGGTCTTGATCCTTTAGGTACAACATCCTTTGGTTCATATGTAGGCATATTTCTATAAATATAATCTTCTAATATTTCATAATTTGGTTTTTTAGCGTCAATATTTCCAAGTAATTCTAATTCTGAATAAGATTTATATTTACTTATTCGATCTTCCGGACCTAATCTTTTTGTATTATTTAAAGGCGGAATATATAAATCACTTTCTGGATCATCAGATCCATCAGCATATCCTATTCTTCCACCGGTTGCAGCGGATGCTCTAGATTCTGCTTCTTGCATTATTTGAAAATCTTGTTCTGTTGGTGTGTAAGTAGATTCTTTTATACGTTTTTCTTTTTCTTCAGGTGGTAATGCTTGAAACTCTTTGTATTGATCATAAAAATCTTTAGCAACACCTGCTGCAGATAAACCAAGACCAACTGGAGTTGCAAATCTTCCAAGACTTCCAAGTTGAAATATTTTATTAGCTATTGGACTTGTAACCACATCTTTTGCAAGTTCAGGAAGTAAAAAATATAATCCTTTTTCACCTTGACCAACAAATGCATCTAGTGCTTTTTTTGCTGTAAGGTTTCCCTCATCTGCTGCTTGTTTAAGTTCCATTCCTACATCTGTCCCATAAAAAATAGAACTTGCTAACGGAGTTCCTAAAACTTGTAGTCCAGTTAAAGCACCTTTTGCAATTTGTGGTGCATATTTTCCATATATTCCTTTTACATCTTTAATAACTTCTTCTCCAACGTCTATCATTCCTGAGGGACCAAATCCTAATTGATTACTCATACGAGCAGCTAGAGAGGGTTCTTTTTTAATAGCTTCTAATTGTCCTGGAATTTGTTTAATAGCTAATTGTATTTCTTCTTTAGTTAATTGAGAAATAGGTTTGTCAGGAATAACTCCTGCACCGAAACTTTTAGCATAATCAATACCAATAGTTTTTGGTTTTAAATTATATTCATCAATATGAATACCTTGTAGTCTTCCATCAGTTGTTGCAACAACTTCAGATACTTGTTTATTTAAACTTTCTAATTCTTTTCTTAATTCAGAAGAGGCTCCTTCTCTTTTAATTTTATTAGCAACACTTACTTGTTTTTTATAAATTTTTTCTAATTTATTTTCTATAGGTTTAATTATTTCTCTATTTATTTTTTTAGTATCTAATCCAAGGTTAGAACTAATTAATTCTGTACCAAGGATTTTATTTTGTTGCATACTTAGTCTGTGTGCTAAATCATAACTACCAAAACCTGCTTCTCTTTTTGCTTCTGTAATTAATTTTTCTTTATATGGATCACTGGTTGCTTTTTGAAGTTCTCTTCTCTTTTTTAAAAATTTTGAAGTAGGTGTTTTAATTTCACTTTCTCTACCTGAAACTACTTTAATTCCTTCTTCTTTTAAATCATTAGCAACTTTTGTTAAAGTGGTTTTCATACCCATATTAAATTCTTTTTTTAAAATATTATCTGCTTCTGTTTGATTGTATCCTTGTGTTAATAATTCTCTAGCTCTCGTCTCTCGTTTCTCAAATGCTTTTCTACCTGCTTCTGTTGAACCAGGGGCTTTTAAAACATTTTTTTTATATTGAGATGAAATTTTTTCTAATTGTTTTTCTGAAGGTTCTACATAAAATCCTGAAGCACTTGGTCTATCTGGATCTTTTTTGATTTCATAATTTTTAGAAAATCTTCCAATATTTTTTGGGGATATTTCAACATCATATTCTTTTAATAGTTCAGAAAGACCAGAGGCTTTTACAATATCGCCTTCTGCAAATTCAACTCTTCCACCTTCATTAAATTCTTGCACAGTTCCTAGTCCCTCGCCGCTCGTCACTTGCATCGGGGCTGGAGTTACGGGTGGCTGGATACGGGTTCTTGCTAATTCAATATCTTGAGTAGTGACAGGTTTTCTAATGAGATAATCCATTACCTCTTTTCTTTTATAATTACTCATTTATAATCCCATCAAGTAATTCAAACCACCTTTAGCGTTAGGCTTTCTTCCGGTAACATCAAAATCTTCTAAAACATTAGTTTGAGTTCCCTGTTCAAGTTTTTTGTAAATTTCAGGATGATCTCTTTGCAATAGTAATGCCATCTTTCGTACGTTTTCTGGATTAGTTACATCAACCATTCCTTGTTCATTTTTTACAAACATAGATTTGTCATATTGATTTAAAACCATATTCATTTCGTCTTCTAAACTAGTTCCTTTAGTCATTTCTTTTTTACTAAATGTTCTCTCTAGTTCATCTAACTCATTTAATTCGTCAGGACTGATTAATCTTCTATCTTTTGTCATTGATGCTTCTTCAAGTTTTTTTTGTAAAAATCTCATTCTATTTTCAGAATTTTCTCCAGCTACAGGATCTAATTTACCCATTTTATATTGTTGAAACATAGATGCTTCATAGTCTTTTTGTTTTTTAACTAATGCATCTAACTCCTCAAATGTTTCAGTTCCCTGAACTACAGTATTTTCACTATCATTTAATATTTCTGCGTAATCTTCATAATCATCTTTAGTTGGTTTTTTAATTTTTTTAATAAGTTTATTAATTATTTTTTTACCACTTCCTATTTTAAATCCAATTCTTCCACCATCAGCGTAACCTTTAGATGGTTCCATACCTGTTAAATAGTCAAGGCCCATAGCAGGTGTTCCTTGAGCATAACCAATTCTTCCACCATCAGCTTTACCTTCTGGCTCTGTAGGTTTTTTTCTAAATGGAATAATTTCTGCTTTTGGTGTTTCTTCTACTTTAGAAGATATTCCTTTTTCTTCTAATGCTTTTGCAATATCTTCATTTCTTTTTTGTATATTTTTAAATTCTTCATAACCTATTGCAGTGCCTCCTTCTTCGTCGGATAATCTTAATTTATCCTGATTTGCATTATACTCATCTATTAAATCATCTATGCTTGTTCTCTTAGTTGCCTCTGCTTTAAAATCAGATACTTTAGCTGGTTTATTAATTCCAAATTCTTGTTCTGCTTTTCTACCTTCTTCTATTGAAACAGAACCTGGCAATCTATTTTCATCTGGTTCAAATTTAAATTTAGATCGAGCAAATTTTTCTGCTTCCATTTCTGTTTTTAAACCCCTAAAATTTGGAATCAAACTATCTAATTGTTCTAAAGCTCCTTCACCATAAATCTGTCTAAATGGGTCTAATGGTTCTCCCATATTGATTGCTTCTGAAACAGTTATGTTTTTAATTTTTCCTGCTTTAATATCATTAATTAAAATTTGTCTTGCTGCTGATCTAACTAAACCTTCATCATATAATCTTGACATAGATTGTTGTGATGCTCCAAGATCATTTAATACATCTGTAAGAGTTACTTTTTTTCCAGTTACTTTTTCTAATTCTTTACCTTTTTGTCTTAGCTGTTCAACTTTTGATTCAAGCGCTGTAATACCTGAAGAAACATTTTCTTTTTGTATTAAACCAGAGTCTTCAAGTTTGTTTTTTAATCTTCTTAAATTTCCTTCAAATACTAATCGTTCACCATCATTCAT